GGCATTCGTCGCCAATGGCGCAAATGCACCGATTCCAAAGGGCGGCAGGCCAAACCGCTGGCGTTTTGAACCATATTTCCATCGTGAAATTGCCGCCGCCAATCGGAACGGCCACGGTTGATGTTGTGCGGAATGTGTATGTTGCGGCGTTATAAAGCGCGGCATCCACGCCGTTGCCGAACAGCCCGCCCGCCGAATAGCTTGTCAATGCTGATGTGTTTTTTTCCCAAATCAAACCCTTTTGGTCTGTAAGATTGCCGTCTAGGTGCATCAAACTGATTACATTGGCGAAAGACGAATCATTAAAAAAGTTTGGCCCATTTACTTCAAACCGATATTGCGGAATTGCGCCGCCGAAGTCGGTTAAATCCTTGTCTTTGAAAACGGCATAACAGGTTCCGCGATGCGCTGGCGTGTTGCCGACGCCGTGAATTGCTTCCAGCGTCGGGTCGGGCATTTGGGTTTCGTCGCCCAAATAGAAAGTGACTTTCTGCAAAAACTTGTTTGAATCGGCCACAATGGCCGAACCCGATGTGGCGTCATATACTAACTTTTCATTTTCCCAAATGCGGGAAATTGAAGTCGCTGGCCCCTCACATACTCGGATGGCAAAGGACATATAAACCCGTTCCGAAACCGTGACCGGCCCGCCCTTGCCTTGGCGTTCCTTTTTCTTCACGATTTTTGGTTCGGAACGGTCGATAATGTTCCCGGCGACAGCAGCCACGCCGAACACAATGGGACGCGGAACGCCGTCGCGGCTTGTTTGCACAGCAAGGTCGCCAATTTTCGGGCCTTGAATCTGCACCGGATCCACGGCATTGCCAATCAGCGAACCCAGCGCAAACCCAAGTTGCGGTGCGCCGAACATTGTGCCGACAACAGCGCCCGCGATGGTTAATGCTTGACGTGCCATTATTTGCTATCCCGATAGGTTTCCAAAATCATGCTTTGCCAGTTCGAATCAATGCGGTGTTCCACCACTTTGCCGACCATGCCATCGGCGTGAATCAGGCTGAAACCGCCGTATAGGTAATTTCCAATGATGCCGACATGGTGCGGAACTTCGGTGTTGTAGGCGATCAGCGCCACGTCACCGACGCGCATATAGGAAGACGGTGGCCCGAATTCCATTTGCAAGTGTTCCCGCAGCCCGTCGTTATTCGGTTCGCGGCCATAATGGGGCTTATCGTGCAGAATTTCGCGGCCCAAGTCTTTGGCGGCGATAACCACCAAGCCCACGCAGTCCAAATGCCGAACGGTTCGCCCGCGATGCCGAAACGGAACGCCGATATATTTCCGGGCTGAATCGGCTAGGTTCATGCCGGTGCAGTCCACGGATTATCCACGGCGGTGCCGCTGTTAGGGCCGGGCTTATTCGCGCCGGGCGTTGCCATACTGGCTTCGTCGCCCACCGGAATATATGGTTCGCCCCGGAAATTAAGGGCATTCGACCACTTGGTTTTGCAGTCGCGGATAAATTGCTTTCCGCAGTCCGGCCGCCATTTGAACGTATCGCCCACCACTATCGGGAACGCAGTCGGAAAGGTCAGATCAACAGAACCCAAATCAGCCGCGCCGCCTGATGCCGCAGATGATAGCGCCGCATAACTTATCCCGGCACCTGAATTGTACAGATATGAAATCTCGGTTGATGTTAGGGCCGCATTAAAAAACGCCGTTTGGTCTTGACTACCTACCCAAGGATCGTTAGCAAAACCATGATAACCAAAGCGAAGCGAATCTGTGGATGTGGCAAGGCTAGACGAACCCGGAAGTGTATTTGATCCTTCCTGAATAGCGTTTACCCAAACTTTAGTTGATGTTGCCTCTCTGGTTCCCACAATAAAATATGTTGTTGCGTCAGCCACGCTTGTGGTGCTAACAGAATCGTATGTAGTAGTCGAAACATTGACCCTGAATATTATTTTTCCCGTTGAATTGTTATAAAAAATCTGATAATTAGCATGACCGCTGGATTTTGTCGCACCGGGTTTCCAAACTAATTTAGGAAACGCCGCTTGTGCGCCGTTTCGTTTGATCCAAGTCATTACCGATAAATCCCCGGTGCGTTTTAGCAATGCGTTATCAGCCACTTCGGCATAATTGTTTCCGCTTGGATTTGTGACGCATTTAGTTAGGTTTGCGGCTAGTGCCGTCTGGTTCAAGGTTAGCCCCGAATAGGTGCCATTAAGTGCGTTGCTGTGTGAATCAACCATCGTTGTGCCAGACGTTTCATCTAACTCCCACCACGCCACAACCTTGGCAAGAATAGAAATTGCCGTAGGGTCGCCACTACCACCACCACCCCCGCCAATATCGACGGTATGGGCTTCGATTTCATACGAACGGCCAGCATTGTCGCCGGTCAGGAACTGCACGATTCCGGGCAATAAGTCACCCTCGGCCAGCGCGGTATCGGCTGAAAATTGCCGGTCGGTTTCAGCGCCTACGGCCGAAACTTCGCCGGTTTCCCAAAGGGTCGAAATATCGACGCCACAGGCCGCCGAACCGAAGTCGGCGCGACAGGTCAGCGAATCCACTTCGCAAACGGTTTGCTTGAATTGCTGGCTAATCGAACGCAGTTCGCAGAATGCCGACAGGCCGCCCACGGTTCGCGCTTGGCCAAGCGTTCCGGCCATAACTACTTCATGGCGGCCGGTGGTCAAATCGTTGTAATTGACGCGGTACAGCACGAACGGGGCCGAATCATAGCGCCCGGCGTTAATGTCCGATTCCACCACCGGGCCAAGGTCGAACGCCGGAACAAGGATTTCGGCTTCGGCATTATCGACGGCCATGTCGCCCGTGGTCGAAAGATTGGTCGGGATAAATCCGGCCATTGCCGAATAGGTCACCGCGCCGTCGCCATCGTCGTATGTCACGTCTTGGTCTAGGGTGCAGACGCCCAGCACCGGCAAAGCGGTTCCGAAAGCGCCGACGTTGCGTTCAATGCGCAACAGCAAACAGGTCGTGTTCACCTGTTCGTCTAAATGGGTTTGCAGGGTCGCCGGTATCGTTTTCATCAGTAAAAGATTTCTTCCAAATCCACGTTTGAAGACAGGGCATTCAGGGTATTGAAGTCGAAAATCAGTTCGTCGGAACTGAACCGCACCGGCACGTCGAACTGGCCAGTCCATGTCAGGGCTTGTCCGGCCGTCCATGCGGTTGTTGGCGTGAATAGCCCGGTGGTGGCGTCAAGCGTTCCAGCCTTGGCCACGCCGTTCGAATAAACGGTCACGGTGCCGGAAACGGGCTTTTTGATGGTGCGGGTCACGGTCGTGCCGCCGAATGTGTAGCTTTTATACAGCTGAACCGGGTTCGAATTCGCGCCGGGGGTGTTGCCAATGGCTTCGGCCGTGGCGCTGTAATCGGCCCAATCCTTGAACCGGAAACCACGCGCAGCGCCTTGACAGGCATTGAACGCGGCAATTACCAAGGCGCATTTGGCCGGGCTGATATTCTGATACGGGGCGCTGAACCGATAGCGCGGGCGCGAACGCACCGCCCGGCGACGGATCACGCCCGAACGCAGTTCCACGGTTTCGGTGTACCACGTCGGGCCACCGGCAAAGCCGTTTGCCACTTCATCCAATAAGCGGCTTTCGATAAATTCAGCCATTAGCCGTTCCTCGTACTTGCCAGCCGCTGTTTTTCAGCGACGCGGCTTGCGATTTGAAGCGCGGTTCGGCGCTCGGTCATGGGCGAAACGTTCACGGTGATATTTGAACCGCCGCCGTTCGGGCGAACCATGCCAGCCCCGCCGCCCATCATTAGAAAGTCCTTGCCCTGATAAGACAGCATTTCGGGGCCGTTTTCATTCACGCGGTACAGGCGATTTCCTTGCACAGCGCCGCCGGAAGCCCGGCCGCCGCCAAACAGCGAACCAAAGAACGAACCGATGCTGCCGCCGAACGTACCGCCACCAGCACCACCGAAACCACCAAACAGGCTTTCAATGGCTTGCTGGGCCAAAATGCGGGCGATTTGTTGCACCACCGAATCGGCAAACGATTCGAACGCATCCTTTGCGCTCATGGATCCGGTCAGGAACCCGGCGAAAGCGTCTTCCGCAGATGAACGAAATTGATCCATCGCCTGTTGCGCCTTTGCGGCCTGGTCGATAGCGCGAACCAGTCCGGCCGCCTGTTCGGCGTCGGCTTCCGAAGCGCCGGGGTTGTTCAGCAGAAAAACCCGCTTGGCGCGTTCTTCATTGGTCAGGCCCAGCAATTCCAATTCATTCCGCAAGCGTTCCAGTTCTTCCTGTGCGGGCGTCTTTTGGTTTTGGATTGCTTCGGTGGTTTCTTGGTACAGGCGCAAGGCTTGTTCCTTGGCCAAATTGATGCTGGCTTGCGTTTCCGCATCCAGCTTGCCTTGCCGGGTCATTTCCTGTTCGACGCCCAGCAGCTTCACCATCGTTTCGCTGTAATCCTGGGCGGCACGAACCAGCGGGCCACCGATTTCAGCGGATTGGCTGGAAAGGATGCTGTTCAGGTCGGCGCTGGCGTCGGCCAAGCGGCGGGCGGCGTCTTCCGCTTCCCGGTCGGCGGCGGCCATCACTTTCGACGCGCTGGCGGTGGCTGTTTTGGCGCTTTGAACGGTCGGCATGGCGGCCACTTTGCCGCGCACATCCACTTGCACCCCACGGCCACGGCCGTTTCCGTTGCCGGTCTTGCTGCCGCCCTGTTTGGCGTATTCTGCGGCGCGGTCGATGTTTTTATCGCGTTCCCGTTCACGGTCGCGGGCGTCTTCCACAAAGGAAATCAGGCCGGGGCCAAACAGGTCGGAATTGCGCCATTGCGTATAAACGTCTTTGTAGAATTCGAAGCCGGACAGGGCTTTTTGAATATTGACCGTCAAGCCCAGCAGTTCTTCACCCAAAAGGCCGACCAGCGAACGGGTGCCGGAAATCGCACCATCCATTTGGCCGGTCAGGAACACAGCCAAGGGCGTGAACGCTTCGGCCATTGCCGCTTTCGTGGTCAGCGTCAGCCTGTTCATGGCGTTATCAAAGTCGGTCAGGGCGTTTCGCGCCTGATCGCTAATCACCGCCCCGGTGGCGTTGGCTTCCTCACGCAAGGCCCGCAAGCCGTCTTCGCCCTGATTAATCAGCGGGTTCAGATCCTTGAAAGACTTCCCGAAAATGTCATTTGAAGCCGCAGCGCGGGCGTTCACGTTTTCGATTTTCGACAGCGCCCCGATAATCTTTTCGAATTGCTTGTCGGGTGCCAGCGCCACCAATTCTTCGGCATTCACGCCAATGGTTTTCAGGGTTTCGGCAAATGCTTTGCCGCCCTCGGTTCCAAGGCTTCCCACCTTTTCCGAAAGCTTGGCGAATGACGTGGTTAGCTTGCTGATTTCAACGTCAGACTGAACCGCCGCGAATTGCAGTTCCTGAAAGGCTTTGAACGAAACGCCCAGCTGTTCGGCGCTGGTCGCCAGTTCATCGACATATTGCACAGTTGATTGCAAAGCCACCACCGCAGCACCGGCCGCCGCGACAAGGCCGACGCCGATCATATTCCCTACTTTGGAAATGGATGCGTCGATATTTTTGGCCATTTCCTTGGCGCGTCGCTCGGCCCGCTTGGTATCGGTTTCGAACTTGCCGGTTTTCATGACCAGATCGACGGTCAGGGTGCCAAGGCTCATTTTTTACGGTTCCTTTGGGTGGCTTGAATCACTTGCATATCAATTTCGGACAGGCCAGCCGCGTCGTATGGCGTCGGCAATGCCCGCAAAAAGTCTTTCAGTTCAGCCTTGCCGCCCTGAATCTTTTGGGTGACATAGGCATTCATGGCGGCGGGTTCGTCGTATCGTCGGCGGTAATCCACCGGCCCATGCAGTTCGACATACGCAAACCACGCGCCAAATTCATCCATTGGCATCCGGGCTTTCAGGTCGGTGACCGTCATGCCCAGCGCCAGCGCCAAATCGAACCACATTTTTTCGTCGGGGTCGGTGGTTAGTCTTTTTTTGCTTCGTCGTGCGCCCGCTTGCCGAAGCCGGAAGCTTCCAAAGCGGCCGTGACCAAAGCGTTATAGGCTTTAACCGGGAATTCGCCAGCCGCGTCGGGGCTTTGCAGCCGTTTCGAACCGTCGGGGTGAACCCAGCTTTGGAAAATCAGATGATCGTCGGCGTTATCCTTTTTTTGGATAGCCGCGAATTCGGAACGCATCAAGGGCAGGAAATGGGCGATGTATTGGTCGCCATCCAGCTCGATGGTTTTTTCGACAGGAACGCGCACAGCGTCAAGTTTGAGAGAGAATAAATCTTTCATGGGTAATTCCTAGATGAACCCAGCCGGGCAGATATGCCACGGCGAACGGCACAGCGCCGCCCGGCTGAATTCAAAAGCCGTTGAAGTTTTCGCCGTTATTCAGGGTTTAGGTGTGGTAAACCCAAGTGAAATTGCCGCTGGTTTGGATCGTGGCGGTGGCTTTCACCACGTCATTACCGGGCGCGTCAATGACAAGGCCGGAAACGAAACCGTCGAATTTGACCGACGAACGGGCGGCGGCGGCCGGTTGCACGATCACCGAAGCGGCGGCGGTCGGGGCGGTGGTGCCGTCGGAAAGGCCAATGCACCACGATTTCGAAGCGCCGGAATCTTTCAGGGCCACGAAAGCTTGCAAGCTGGTATCCAGCGGATCGAACAGCAGTTCGACGGTGATGGCACCCGGGTTTGCCAAACCGGCCACGAAAGAACGGCTGGTGGCGGTCAAAAGGGTGGTGTCGATTTGATCGACGGCGCCGGAATCAATGCCGGTCATGGAAATGACGGGCGCGACGGTGGCGACGGTGGTGGCAGCCGAAGCGTAATAAAGCTGGGTGCCTTGGGTTTTTGTTGCGGCCATTGCGGGGGTTCCTTTGGTTCAGGGTTAAAAAAACCCGCAAACGCGGGCAGAAAAAAACCCCTTTCGGGGCGTTGGGTTAGGTATCAGCGGGCTTTGATGAATTCGAAGTCCATTGAATACCGATAAATGCCGGTTTCGGCATCCTTTTCATTCAGGTTCAAGCTAACGCAGACGCCGACAGGTTCAAGCGCGGTTCGCACCACTTCGGCCAGGGCGATAGATGCCGCCCCGGTAGCAGCCCAGCAGTCGATTTGCGCCCGCATCGTGTCGTAAAACGAACCTTGTGTCAGCTTATTGGTCGGGGTGCCGGAAATCGTTTGCCACGTCACATAAGGAATCACGGTGCCTTGCGGGGCTTGTCCGAACGGATAGCACCGGCAAGGATTGGTGCCGATCAGGGCCGTGACCGGGGCGGCGGCGTTCAGGGTGGCGAAAATGGGCGGGATCATTTCAGTTTATTAACCTTTTTTTCAGCCTTGGCCACAGCATCCCGAAGCGCCGAAACAATGACGTTCAGCGCCGCTTCCTTTTTCGATTCGAACGCGGGCCGAAGCCACGGCGTCGCCACTTGCTTGACGGTGCCGAATTCCAGCGCCTTGCCGTATTTGGTCACCGATGTGCCGTCGGCGGTCTTGCCCCGCTTCACTCGCACCGATACTTTTTCAGCCACGCCACGCGGCGGGTTCGATGCCCGCTTCACCTGAATGCTGGATTTCAGGAACCCGGTGGCGCGGGAAATGATGCCATCCACGTTCGGCCTGTTGATGGCCGCTTGCAGCGTCATTTTCGATTCGTCTGCGATTAGCTTGGCACCGGCCACCAGCGATTTTTTCACCGGGCCGCCCGCTTTGCCTGAAATCTCTTTCGGCAAGGCTTTCAGCCGGTCAAGCAAGCCGTCAAGCCCTTGGATGTTTACTTCATTCACGGCGAAACCATCAAAACAATGTAGCCCCGCGCCGTTTCGTCGGGGAATGCGTCGCGGATTTTGTAGGTTCGGCCGTCGAATACGATCCGCATGGCCGACGTGATGCCGGAATCATAGCGAACCGTCACCCTGGCGGTGATTCCCGCCTGTTCCGCGCTGGCGCTCAGAAATTCCTTGCCGGTAATCGGCACCACCATCGCCGGAACGTCGGCCAAATAGGTCGCCCAGCTTTCCAGCTGTTCGCCGGTCGTGGCGTCTTGGCTGGCGGTCAGCGATTGAATCGTGATCCGGTGGCGTAATTTGCCGATAATCACAGGCCAAGCTTCCGGTATGGGTAGGTCAGGCGGTCGTATGCGTCATTGCTGAACAGCTGTTTTTCAGCGCCGATTTGGCGGTTTTCGAACAGGTCGCCCACGTGAAGCAAAATGGCACTTCGAAGCGGGGCCGGAACAGCGGCCGCCGCGCCATAACCGGCCACGAAACGGATGGTCACAGCGTTGGCGGTGTCGAATGTGGCGGGCCAGCCGTCTTGATCGACCACCACCCAGCCCGGATCCGATGCGGTATCGACCGAATAGCGGGCCGCATCCAGCGTTTGTTCGACGCCAGCGGTATCAATGTATTTTATAAACGTGACCGATTGCAGCGGCGGCAGCGGAATTTCGATTTCAGCAGACGGGAAACTGTCAAGCACGTATTCCCATGTTTGCGTGACCAATGCCCGGCCAAGCAAGCCGTTGGGGCCGTCAAGGGCGGCCGTGGCGGCGTCGGTGTAAACCGTAATCAGGGCGTCTTCGGATGTTCCGATCACGCGCAAATGCGCCTTGGCCGTGGCCGAATCAATCGGGTTAGTTGCCGGGGCGGTGATTAATTTCAGGCTCATGCCGTGAAGTTTCCTGTTCGTTATTGCGTTGCGTTGCGGGGTTTACCGGCCTTGTGTCAGCCGAAACCGCTGGCCGTTCGAATTCTGTCTGTACCCTTTCGGATACTGGTGGCGCTGTGCGGGCTTGTACGGCGTTATTCGGGCGAACCGATGCCGATGCCCGGCCGGTGCGCGGGAATCGCTTCCGTACCGTTTCCAGCAAGCCCCAAGCGTTGCCCCATGCCGCGCCCCATGCCTTGCCCCATGCCGAAGCCATTAGGCGGGGCCAAACGGGTCGGCTTCCGTACCCGCACCATCGACCGGAACGCTGTTCACTTCCTTGATATTCGCGGCGATTGGATCAGCGGCAGCGGCGGCCAAAATCGCGGCGGCCAGGGCGTTATAATCCACGCCCCCGGCCGATGCGGCGTTCAGTTTCGCGCCCATTGTGCCGGTCACGTTGTAAGCCGAAGCGATGGCCGACCATACGGCGGCCGCCACCGAATCATTCGTTATTTCCGTGGCCACGTCGGTCGATCCCGACATATTGCCGACAGCATAGGGAATCAGGGTGCCGGTAATGCTGAAATTCGCGGAACCTGAAACCGAAGCAATGGCGCTAATTTCGGCCGATGCGCTAAAGGCCATCGACGCCGAACCGGAAGCGTTCAGGCTTGCGACAGCCGTACCCGTTGCCGTAATGCTAAAGCTGGCCGTACCCGCGCCGGAAACGATCAGCTGGCCGGTGCCGCTGGCGTCAAACGCCATTGAAGCGGTGCCAACAATGTTCACGCCGCCGACAGCAAGGCCGGAAGCGGTCAGCCCGAAGTCGGCTTCGAACCGGGAAGACATAGCGCCCGCCCGATTCGGCAAAACCCAAGCGTTCGGGTGCGAATTACCGGCCGGAACCGATGCCAGCGGATTGGTCGCGCTGAAATTGCGCAAACGCCCCGCTTGGTTAAAGTTGCCCGGCACCACGGCCAAGCCCCCGCCCAAAATCGACGCCACGCCGGAAGCGAACTTGTGCGGGCCTATTTGGAAGCGGGAATTATTGCCACGCAGCGCCATGATTAGCCGCCATAACCATAGTCAAATTCGATAAAAATGGGGCTGGTGGTGGTCGTTGCGCCGGTTTGGAACAGTAAGAATTTCAGACAAGCGCCATCCATGATTCGCGGCAAGCTTGGCATTTGGTTCACGAAATCGGTCATTGAATGAATGCCGTTGGCCGGAATCGGAATGGTGAACAGCGGTTTCACCAAATGAATGACCATTTGCCCGGTGCCGGTGTAGGCGGTGCCGCCGGTAAGGGTAAAGTTTTCGATATCCTTAATGCCCGTATCGCCAGCGGCCAGCGGAATGAATGGGCCGTATCGGTTCGCGGCGTTGCCGGTGTGGATAATTTGGCCAGCCACAGGGGTCGCGGCACAGCCGACCGTGACCGGACAGGTTCGGCCGGTGGTTCCGGCGCTGTTCGTGTAGGTGAAAACGGTCATGTTCGGGCCGCCAGCGGTGGCCGCCACTTCGCACGAAATATATGCCCGCAAACCCTCGCCGTCGGGATAACGTGCAGCGCCGCCCAGCGCGGTCATGGTCACGGTGCGCGACGTGGTGCCGGTCACGTCGGTGCCGGTGACGGGGATATATCCCACCTGATCAACGCACATCAGCACCCAAGGCGCACCCGCCGCCGCAAATACCGAAGCCCCGGCCGTCAAAATGTGTTTGGTCGCGGTCGAAACGTTGCCGCCGTGGTAAATCGCGGCCGAATAGGTGTCATCGGTCGAAACATAGGTCAGCGACGTTCCGGCATAGGCATCAGCCACAGGCGCACCCGCGAAAACGCCCAAATCAGTCCACGTTCCGGCCACTTGCGCCACAGACGTGGTTTTATTCACGATCACTTTGTCGTATTTGCCGTTTACCGTGACTTGGTTAATCAAATCGTCTTGCGATGTAAAGCCCATGTTTAACCCCAAACTGTTTCAAGTGTGCCGACCAGCTGCGAAGACGCAAGCGAACCCGCGTTTCCTTGGCCGATGAATGATAAAAATGCCCCGTCGTGAATACGGTTCGGGCTGTGCATCCGTACCGCTTCCCGTTCGGAAGCGGATCCAAAACTTTCAAGGGTGCCAGCCGTGGTTCGGCGGCTTTCTTCCATGATGTATTCGGTTTGTATCGGTTTGACCAGCACAATCGCGCAAAGCCCGCCATTGGCCACGCTGAACGTGACCGATTGGATACTTTGAACGCCCTTGTCACCCTCTTGCAGCGCAATGAACGGAACCACGCCCGCCGCCGCCTGAACGCTCGAAACAAGCGCCCCGGATGGCTGTGCCGCCGCGCAAAAATGGTTCGGCGTCACGCGCCCGGCCACGCCGTCGGAATTCGTGTAATTAACGGTGAACTGGCCGCCGCCCAATGTCGGGGCTTGCGCCACCATCATCATTTTGACGCCCTCGCCGCTTTCATATCGTGGAAGCGTGACGGTGGTTTCGGTCACTTGTTCTTCGCCAGCGGCATCCATGTCGAAAAACGGGTAATAAAGCAAGTAATCCAGCAGAATCAGCGGCTGGTTTTGGTTCGTGGTGCCGGTAGCCGAAGCGGATCCCGACATAAGGCACAGCCGTCGTACGAACTGTTTGGCCGGGGCCACTTCCGGCACATAAATGCCCTTTTCGCCCTCAAGTACCGCAGACAAAAGCGGGCTTGAAGCGTAATAATTCGGCACAGGATTACCGGCAGCGGTCGAATAGTCGAACCATTGGCCGGTGATCGTGGTCGAAGCCGGTGGCACCTTTCGAAAGGTACTGATCCAGTTTTTCCCGCCCTCGGCCGCACTCGCCCAAGCGCGAACGTTCCGAAAGCCGGGCATTAGTCAGCGCCGACAGACAGGGTTCCGGCCTGAAATTGCGGCTGAATACCGGCCGAAACGTTCAGGGTGGAAGACAAAGCGCCGGAAATCATTTGGCTAATCGCACCCGAAGCGGTATCGACCACGGCAAAATGCGTCAGGGCATTGGTGCCAGCGGTACAGGCCCCGAACTGAATAAGCGCGGCGTTCGTGAACGGCGAACTGGTGCCAGTCCAAGCGGTTGCTTTGGTCAATGCCACGCGGGCATATCCGGTGTAATTCGCTTCATTCGACAGCGATCCCGTTTCGGTCGGGTCGGCGGTGAACAGGGCTAGATAATTGGTTGCGCTTGCCCGATATGCTGGGTCAATGCCGCGCAGATGAATGTCAAGAGTATCCGCTTCGGTAATGTTCGACAATGACATAATGAAATCCTAAAAAAAAGGCCCGGCGAACCGGGCAAGGGGGAATTACGGTTTGCTTGACGGGCGGCCGCGCTTTTTCGGCGCGTCTGCCACGGGTTCGGGGGTGGATTCCGGTTCGGGTTCAGCCTGAACCGCTTTCGGTTCGGCCTGAACAGCCGGTTTTTCCATGTATTTGGCGCATTTGCAGACTTCGACGAAATGCTTTGCCAATTCGGGGTAAACGCGGGCGGTGTCGCCGGGGCCGAAGCCGCCGAACAGCGAATCAGCGCCGTGGGTGGTGAATTTGATTTGAACTTGCATGATTGCCCCAAAAAAGCCCCGCCGAAGCGGGGCTTTTCAGTTGATCCAGCTATTAAGCCGGGGTCAGGTCGCCAGCACGTACAGCTGCCGGGCGTTCGGTGGCCAAGGCCAAGCGGCGTTCCGCGCGAATCGTGATCAGATTCTTTTGGAAGTTGTCGCCATCGGAATCGGACATTTCCACGATCACGCCCTCGCGGTTGTGAACCATGTAAGCCTGTGCGAAAGCACCGACGGCCACGGTATCGGCAACAACGCCGACCGATTGGATGACCGGCAAGCCCCACAGGCGGGCTTGGCCGCCAGCGTCATAGGACAGGCGGGTTTGACCGGCTGCGGTGGTCAGCAGTTCGTTTTCGATGGTGGCCCAATCTGCCGGGTTCAGCAGAATGGCGTCGGCCGGGTAGCCAGCGGCCCACGAAGCGGCCATGATTTGACGAATCAAAACAAGCTTTTTCAGGGTCGAACCCAGCGCGGCGTTGGCGATGCCGTGGGCGGTGAAGTTGCCGGTATCGAAAATGCCCGAAATGTTCGGGGCGGTACCGTCACCGACGGCCAGCTGCGTTTCCACCTTGGCATTGACGCCGTAAACCATGCGGCTGTTCACGTAGGCGGCCAGGGCGGCATTGTCCGAAGCCAGCTGCTTCGAAATCTTGATCCAATGGGCCACGGTCGAAATCGGCATATTGACCAGCGACCAGGTCAGGGCCGATTCAGCCTTTTGCGCACCCTCGGAAGCTTCTGCGGCCGAATTGGTGAAGCTGGCTTCCTTGGTGAATTCGATGGCGTTGCTGGAAGTCGGGGCCGACGGCAAGAACGCTTCCAAGGTCAGCGGAACCGAAGCACCGGAAACGATGCCCGGCTTGCGATCCGGGGCCACGTTGGCATCGGCGCCGACAAGGGTGTTTTTCACTTCAACGCGGCACTTGTTCAGGTCGCCACGCTGGAATGCGGCCACCGAAGCGGATTTCACCAGCTGGTCGCCCCAGCTTTCCACTTTTTTGGCTTCCGGCATGATGAAACCTTTCTGTTCCAGGGTCACCAGGCGGTCGGCGATTTCGCGCTGATCGTTGCCGAACTTGGTCAGGGCCTGTTCGACGTTTTCGGAAACGTGGCCAATGGCCTTTTTCTGCTCGTTGGCCATATCGTCGAATTTGGCCAGCTTGCCCTCGATACCATCAAGGGCTTTCATAATTGCATCACTCATGGGTAAATCCTCTATTTGAGATGAAAAAAAACCGCCGAATGGCGGTCAGGGGTGGTTTTTACTGCGGGATTGCTTACGATTCGGCCAGCTTCTGCAAGCGGGCTTCAATCATTTTCATTTGGGCTTCATTGGCACCGGCTTCGCACTCGGCGGCAATTACGCTTTTCATGCGGGCGGTTAAAGCAAGGGCCGCCCCTTTACTGAAGTTTCCGGCATCCCGCAGAAAACGTTCAAATTCTCGGATTGATTCAATTTCGTTAATGGCGGCCATCATGTCTTCGGATTTCACCGATTCGATGCGGGCCTTGCCGTCGGCCGGGAACACTACGGCCGAAACTTCCATCAGGTTCGACCACGAACGGATCGTGCGGCCGTTTTCGGTTTCGTCGTAATCGCCCTTTTTCAGATAGCCGCCAATCGACAGGCCATCAAGGGTTCCATGTTTCATGGCGGCGTGAACGTCAGCCGACAGGCTCAGATTCGGGGTCAATTCGCCCTCGACGAACAGGCCGATTTCGTCTTCCTTGGCGGTCAGCCACTTGCCAACCGGCATATTCCAGTCGTGATTGAAGAACATTTTCGGCATTCCGGCCGCCAAAGTCTTGGCAAACGCGCCTTTCAGGATGGTATCGCCATACGAATCGACGCCGTTCCACTTCGACGCATAGCCCGAAAAGCGGCCGGTATCCGACGCCATTTTGATTTCAGCATCGGCAAAATTCAGGGTTTTACGGACTAGCATTAGCATTTCCTTGGGTTTGGCCCAATTGGGCGACGGGTGCCATATTCACTTGCGCCGTTAAATCGTCGCCACCCTTAACAGGCGGCATATTTTCGAATTGTCGAACTTCGTTTCGGGTCAGGAAGCCGTTTTGCACAGCGGTCGAATAGCTGGTATAGCGTTCCGACAGGTTGCCGCGCAGCAATGCGTCGTGGCTGAATTCCGCATCCATGCGAACCCGTTGTGCAGGGGTCATTACCCGCTTGCGAACGGCCTGTTCAATCGAAACCAGCATCGGGCGAACGGATAGTTTGTGATAACCATCGACGATTTGCGCAATGCCGGAACCCCACGCGGTCACGTTGGCATGGTGAATCAGCACCGGGGGAACGTCGAACCAGCGGCAGATTTCTTCCGTTCCGAAAATTCGGCTTTCCAGCAATTGCTGCTGTTCCGGCGACAGGCTCAATTGCTGATATTTCATGTTGGCTTCCAGCACAGCAAGCCGTGACTGGTCGCCATTTTCCAAATCGCTGAAATTCTTTCGCAAGGCTTCGCGCTGGGTGTCGGACAGGGTTTTTTCGACCATCAGAACGCCGGTCGGCTTGCCGCTGGTGCCGAACGTCTTGCTGGCCTGATAGGCCGCCTTGGCCGATTCGTCGGTCGTGGCTTGCATATATTCAAGCTTCGAAAGCCCGGTCGTGCCATTTCCAAGGTTTTTCAGATGCAGCACCGATAATTCCGGCAGCACCCATACTTCATTGCCCGATTGGTATTTGTAGGCCATCGAACCGTTATCAAGCACCACGGCTTCCACCTGGTCAGCGGGCATCGGCCACAGCGCCACGGCTTCGCCCTTGTTGTTCCGGTCAATCCGGGCATAAGCATTGCCGCGCAAATCGTGGTTCAGCATCATGGCCCGCCAAAATTCAAACGGGGTCATGCGGGAATTGGGCGAATCGTGAAGCAAAGCATACAGGCCGGATTCGCGGGCCAGCTTCTTTTGCCCGTTGCCGTCGCGCTCGTATGCGAAAAACGGCAAGCTGGCGATGGTCGTGGCCCGGCGATCAATGCAAGCCCAAACGGCCGCAATTTGCAAGGCGGCATCCGGGGAAACCGAACGGGTGCCGGATACCAGCGACGCCGACGGCACGTTCGTCTGAACCCCCGGCTGTTCGGATAGCGAACCGCCGAAGCCCAGCCAGCGGCCAAAAGTATTAAATACGCTCATCGAATCACCGGGTTAGTTAAGAATGCGTCAAATGCTTTTGAATCAAAATCACTTGTCGCCATGACGCGGCCCATTGCGCTACAAAGCGCCACGAACCCGTCGATTTTGTTTTCGGCGCGTTCCTTGCGCGGATAGACGTTATCCTTTGCGTCAATTTTCGCCACCACGTTCGACATCATCCAAGACATGACCGGATCGCCGTCGTGTTTCAGCTTGCGGTCACGGATCAGGGCTTCAATCTGCTTCATCGGTTCGCTGAAATTCAGAACCGTGGGCTTGAATTCCACCACCGGAATGCCCTCGCCTTGCAGCTGGGTCACTAGCATGGTGGCTTG